GTGCCTCCTCAGTCATTTTAGACTCTTTTAATATTTGCATATCTTTATATATTATATCACATCATCTCATATCTGTGCCCTGATGGGGATTCCCCCATCTTTTCTTTATGAGCTCTATCCATTTGGTATAATTTTTTCATCATCTCTTGTTTTTTTTCTATATCGTTCAACTTTTTTTGGACTTCTTTGAGCTCAGATTCTATTGATCTGTCGGTCATCTAAGTTTAAAATGCTGCTCTTAAACCTCCCCACCTAATCCTACACGATGAGTTATGGATTTAAGTACTAATTATTTATCTAATTTCAAAGTCCAAACGACGTATTTTTCTCTTTTTACGTTGTTGCTGCCACTCAATATCAGCATCACTGAGAATATTTTCGTTAGTTTCTTTTTTATTAGAGTTTTTGACTATTATAACCTTTGATAAATCAACAGCAGAAAAAGTATCCTCTGTGACGGTTAACATATTAGGACAACCACAACTGTGAGTCTGTGCATCACTTTTAATTTCAGTGTTACACTCTTTGCATCTAATAACAATCATTTACCTACACTAATGTGTTCATTTGCTAATATATTTATTTTTATAGAACATAACCGTTCTTTCTAGTCCAACATCAAAATTTATTTGAGGAGTCCATCCAGTCCTATCAGTTAACTTTGAAAAGTCAGTTCCATATCTTTTATCCACTCCTGGTCTATCATTAGAAATCCCTATCAAATCATAAGGTTTCTTAAGTATATCCAATATTTTTTTAGTGACTTGTATATTTTGCATCTCACAATCACCTCCAATATTAAATTTATCATTTAATACCTTTTGATGATCTAAAGTCCATATCGCAGAACAATGATCATCAACATGTATCCAATCTCTAATTTGCTCTCCACCATCATGCATATAAGTTATCCTATCATCTAAAGAGTTTATAATAACTTTAGGTATTAATTTTTCCTCATGCTGTCCTGTACCATAATTGTTTGAAGAACTAGTGATAAGATAAGGAAGACCATAAGTATTATGCCAACTAGTTACAAAATGTTCTGCGGATGCTTTAGTTGCCGAGTAAGGATTTCTAGGATCATATGGAGTCTTTTCCGTAAACAATTCAGTATCATTGTAATCTAATGATCCGTACACTTCGTCAGTAGAAATATGATGAAATTTATCAACTTCAACTTTTAAACTAGCATTTAATAGATTTATTGTTCCATTTATATTAGTTGTGATGAATGGATTAGAGTTTGATATAGAGTTATCTACATGACTTTCAGCAGCAAAATGAAAAACTTTTTTAGGTTTAAACTTATTGAAAATATAATTTACATGATCTTCATTAGTAATATCACACCAAATAAATTTATATTGTGGTGGAATATATTCTTCATGTGCAGCATAGGTTAAATTATCCAAAACAACAACTTCCTCATCACTTACTTTCGTAAGATAATGAAGAAAATTACTACCTATAAATCCAGCACCGCCAGTTACTATAATCATTTCATTTATTAATGGTCGGGACTTACTCGGAGAAGAGGTGGTGGTATTTCTCCTCCGATGCCCATGTTGAAATTATATATTAATTATCTTGTAAAGTCAAGTGTTATCAAAAGAAATAACCTCACACTCACCCTCCTCTTCTATTTCTATCCACTCCTCAAACTCTGCATAAAGAGCAATTTTTTCTCCACATAAAGGTGCGTCTTCTATTTTATCAATTACCCACTCCCTTACATGTGAAACTATATCTTCAGTCGTTTTCATTTCCATAATAGTCCTTTCTAAAATATCTTGAGAGGATGTTACTATTATAGTATTTTGGTGTCCCATCGTCAAGTGACTCGGTAAGGACTCCATGTGCAAAGAGTTGTCTGGTTTCCTCGAAGTTTGTTTTGCCCTTTGTATAATGTAGTGATAGGATAGTTCTACTAAAATTTTCTCTGCCCAACTTCCCAATTTCTTCTTTAAGTTCTGGACAAGACCCATAATACTTTTTCCAATCAGATTCAGATTTTACTTTTCGTTTCTTT